TCAGTGAAGGAGCTAATAGAGGTAGCGCCAATCATTTGCAACGCATTACTAGAAATATCTATATCGGTTGCCATTGGACTCCCTCTTGCAAAAAAGCCCCAGCCCGTTAAGGCTGAGGTAACTATGGCTCAGTCAGACAGTGGTCTTTTAAGAAAAGGCAACTGATAGGGCTAATGTAACCACACCCGCAGAGACCGACACCTGATAAATATCAGTGCCATCGCTTTGAGTACAGAAAATATAGTCGTCAGTCTTTAAGCCTAAGCCACCAGCAGGATCAGCAGCCGCATCGAAGTAATTAGCCCCGCCTACAGTCGCCGTGTCGTCGCCAGTGTTATACGCAAACGCCCGTGAAGCATTAGAGTTAGCTTGTGCCGATTGTGGTAAAAATGTACTTGAAGAAAAAGCCATGATAGACCCCCTTATGCAGTTTCGTCATAGATGATTCGAGTGATGCCTTGAGGCTCACGAGCAACAGCACCGGCTTTATAAATGCCGTTAGCTAGCCATGAGGTCTTTTGGGCAATCCAATCGATAGTTGTTTTGAGGTCGATGCCAACAGCAAGACCCATTGCGGTCTTCTGCCAAGTAAAGGCTTGTCGAACAGCAGCAGCACCGGGCAATCCACCCTCAGTGCGCGTCCCAATGACTTTAAATGTAAAGCCCATGAAAGTATCTAGCTCGCCGTTAACCAAGGCGCGAACAGTGTTGAAGTCAGTACTTGTTACAGTAGAGTCTTCTAATAGCTTCTGTAGCGCAGCAGCTCGAACCACAATGAAACGACCTTCAGACTCAGCTTCGATATCATCGTGGTGCGCCTTAGCGGTGCGGATGGTATCAAGAGTGAAGTTAGTCGATACAGTGTTGCTGAAACCAGTATCGGCATTGCCATCGTTAGTGGTGGCATAAGTAACGCCGGCAGCTACGTCGATGATAATCTGATCTTCACGGCGGCCAATCGCTTTAGCAATGGCTTTAGCTAGCTCAGTCTTCTCATCGAAATTAACTTCGGCTTGGTCGAAGATATCGGTGTACTCGGGCGCGTTCCAGTTTTGCATGGTCGCGATCTGTCGAGCGTGGTCGATATCCATCGGTGTTACATCGGCTTGTGTGGCTTTCTGGTTTGCTAGACCTTTACCCATACGAGCGAAACGATAAGATTCACCAGTCACATTAGTACGCACTGTGACAGTATCACGCAGCGTCTTCATGCCTTGGTATTCGTGTTTTACTTCGCTGTCAAATTCAATGACAGCACTATTCGTTAGATTCTTGGACATGGTTAGTCCCTCCAGAATGATTTGAACAAATGCCGTTTCAGTTAGCGCTTGACCAAATTGGGGCGCGTCACTGTAATTAACTTAATAATTATCCGTGACACCGGCCCCTGGAGGTTATCGGTAGGATGTATGTATTATATACGGTTATACATTTGGTGCAAACTTACGAGTTAAGGGACACTAACTGAAACTCAGCATCTAATACCGTTATGTTATCTGTACTGGTGAAATTAACCACGGCAACCTCGATAAAGTCGTCTGGAGATACTGAAAGGATGCCATTAATACTAAGGTTTTCAATCCTTGAGCCGGCTGAGCCAGAAGTAGTGGTGGTAAATCCTATTGATGTATCGACGCCATTCAGCCTAACTACCGCACCAATCCTTTGATTGGATGCAGTTGTCTCAAGAACAAAAGACCCCGCAATGTTATAAGCCCTCACTCTTGCGCCAGTGGATGTAAGCTTGTTTTGTGTAGTTTCCAGATCAAACCGCTGTAGACTTATTTCGACAACTGTGGCGGTAATAACCTCCGAGTCGCCTATCGTATCGATTACAGTCGGCGTGACATTCCCCACTATCTCCCATATTCCATTTGGAACTGTGTCTGTTAGACCTACATTGCCATTAAAGTAAACCTGGTTATCATCACCAGTAACGCCAGATATGGGATCACCATCGCCAACAAAGTTATTGTCATTTATCTGTATTGATTCGTTGCCTATGCCTGAGATACCGCCGAAATTATAGCCTGTACCGCCGGTATCAATGATCGCGTACCCCCTAGATATTAGGATGCGCTCAGTTATTGTTATCGCTGAATCAAAGTTAATAAAGGTCTCGCCAGCGCCTATTGTTGCCGCCACAGGAAATACATCATCAAACTCTAGTCGAGTCCATGCGCCGTTAAGCATTAGGGCTGTAGTCGTGGTATCAAAAGATCCCAGCCTAGAAAACAGGACGCTATTGGGAAATCCTGTTATCTGCCCCATGTCGCCCGCGTGTGTAAAGCTCTGGAAGTTGAATATGGCGGGGGCCGTGCAGGTTATATCGTAGATGGGGCCTACAGTAGCGACTAGGCCTAGATGCCTAAGACTATAATAGCCATCACCAGTTATCATTGCTGTAGGGCAAGATGAGATTAACATATTGTCTTTAGTGCCATTACTAAAAAGAACTACTGATACTGAGTAAGCAATGCACCTTGTTCCAATATCGACCGCACCTAATATCTTATAAGAGTGACCAGGGGTTAAAGTAACCGTATCATCGTCGAAGTTCTCGAAGTCTTCGAGCTTGGTTATTATCACCTCATTGCCCGTTATAGAGCCGCCACCGATTAAAGGCTGCACAGTAAACCCGCCACCTTCGGCAGTAAATGCGCCAATTAATTGACCATCTGAGGCGTTAGCGATTAAAGTATCGCCATCATTTAATAAGGGGGTCTTAGCTGCGAAGTAATCAAAAGCGGATACTTCAGACTTAAGATCGGTAGTGCGATAAGTCCAGGTGTTAGGACTGTTGCTATTACCATGAGATGAAACTGGTGAAAAAGTACCCTGTGTAAAAGCCATATCCCTACCTATAAGTTATAATTATTCAGTTCAGGGGATCAACGGGAGAGGGTAGGGCCTCTCCCGCCCCTGATCCTATCCGACGGTTATAATGTTCTCACCGGGATATGCATCTGCCATCTTCTGGCGCACCATTCTTGCATACTCAGGATCAGAACTCATTTTCCGATTCCCGTGCTCATCCTTGGCAAACTGTAAGGCCTGTAACTCAGCCGCGCTAGTCTGGCTTACATTATTGCCCTCGCTTGGCTGTACTGAGCTATTACGGCTCTTAGCAATCAAAGCTTCGATAGCCTGTACACCGGCAGCAGTAGTCGCAACATCCGATAAGCCTTCTGCTTGCTCGGCATTCAGATTAGCCTTTGCCCAATTGCCAATGTTATCCACACGTTGTTGAGCGTTATCCCCAAGCAATCCCATCTGCTCAGAGACGCGGGCAGTCTCGGCTTCTTCTGCGTGCAGGCCTGTAGCATACTGGCTCTCAACAAACATATTCACTAAATCGTTTGCGGCCTCCTGGTTAATTCCATTCTCTTTAGCAAACTCACTAAATGAGGCAATCAATGGATCGTCGGCACCAAGCTCAACACCGTTAGCAGTAAGATCATCAGATAGCTTGAACTCATAAGCCTCTGGAGCGCCAGTAAAGGCTCCAAACTTACTTGATAGCTGATTGTACGATTCAAGCACCTGATCGTTATTGACCGACTTGGTGTCGTTGTTCCAAAACTTCTCTGGCACGTTATCAGGACGACCAATAGCATCTGCTACGGCCTGCGAGTTATCTGTTGGTGCTTCTGCGGCTGCTTCTTCACTCATTATTTTCTCCACTGGTTGCATCTTCAAACTGTTTCGTCTGAATGATGATATTACGGACGAATTGCTTAATACCTTCAGCAATGCCAATCTCAATCTGCGTTGAGTTAGGGCTTGCTGAGGGCGTCATCATTAAGCTTTCCTTCCAAATCTCTAGCAATTCGCGACCGTCTTCGTTCTGTGCAAAGACTTTGTGTACACGAATGGCTTGCTTCTCAACAAGCTGCTCGAATACCTTCGCCTGCTTTAATCCTGTATCAACAAAAGCATCTAAACTATTGTCCGGTATTTCCACCTACATCCCCTCCTTGTTGTTGCTGTTGTTGCTGCTGCTGTTGTGCTTGCTGGGCTATCACTGTGGCTGCCTGCTTGATCTCTTCTTTGGTTCTGGTTAACTCGGCTACTGGCAATCCTAGCTTGTTAGCAGTCCATGATGGGATGTTCTCAACCTGCGCACCTAATGCAAGAACTTGCTCTGGCAGTTGTAGCATCTGCGCCCACCATACCTGAAAGTTACCAAACTCTTCCATCGATTCAGCTTTAGCTAGTGGCGACTGCATTTGAATAGTCACCTCTTTGCCGTCCACCTTCATAGAGGGTAGCCGGCCATTAGCAGCTAGTATTGCAACGCCACGCTCAACAAGAGGCTTGACCTTCTCTGTATTGAGTCGGCCAAACTGTGCGCCGGCAGTGCGTAGCATCTCTTGAGTACGAAGCATCTGCTCTGTAGCAGACTTAACCGGGTCAGTGACCTCGCCTAATGGATTGGCAAACAAGGCCTTATTGATATTATTCTGCAAGTCTTCAAGTATCAGCATGCCAACATCAAGGCGGCCACTATTCTCAAGCGCCTTAATAGATGGGCCTGCGGTGGCGTTAGATGCTACGGGGATGATAGAGCCGGGGGCTATGACTACGTTGTGAGGGTTCCATGAGCCATCGCTAACAGCCGTATAGACGCCAGTCATCTGAAGCGCGGCGTTCTTAAGTAGATACTCTTTAACCTTGTTGACAGTACGAATATCAGGCAGCACGTCCAGCACTGGGCCTCGGCCATAGGTCTCACCCGGTATTACATTAGTGCGCCATATGATTAGTGGGCTGGTGTCAAAGGTTTGACTGAAGATGAGCTGCTTCTTGGCTTCATAGATAACGACTTGATGAAAGATGCCGTCCTGCTTAACCACTCCATTAACGATCATAACCTTAGCTTCTGGCTGGGTTTCTATCATCTTCTCTAAGTCGGATCCAAACTCACCGGCCGGCCACATAGATTTAAGATCGCGGACCTGCACTTCATGTTCGCGCCATCCTGTATTGCGCACACCCTCACCAGGCTCAAGGTAGAGCTGGGCTAGTGGGATAGAAGTAAACTTGAATAACGGCTCACCTTCCAGCTCATTGCCCTCTTCAAAGAACATAGCGCCGGTAGATATGGCTAGATCCTGGTCGGATTCATTGGACTGATTGCTGAAATCAGACTCATTGAGGTGGTTAAAGAATACCTCTGTCGCCTCTTCCAGCTTCTTATTCAATCCGTCTCGGTCGTCTTTGGGCGTGTTAGTCCCTGCAACGAAGTCGAACCACTGTTGCCACGGCGGTGTATGCGCTGACTGCAATCTAGCTGCGTAGGTTCTAACTCCCATAGTAGCTGTTGAATCATAGATATGGCGGTTCTTCTTCTGCCCCGGTGAGTGAAAGTTAAATGTTTCTTT